GGTACCTATGAATATAGACATCAACTGCACCAGCATTTTCCATTCCACCAATCACATCACCGAAAGAAGAATAACCTACTTTTCTTCCGGTTCTTGGATTAGTAATTTTATTAATAGGCTGTCTTGCTTTCAGAGTAGTTCTGAATCTGATATCTCTGCCTCTTTGGTCCTTTGCTTTGTAGTACTTAAGTTCAGAATTCATGCTTTTCACAACATCTTTAATTGCATCAACCTCAAGCATATCACCAGCACATTGCGTACTGAATGTTCCTACATAAGCAGGGGTTCTTGGTTTTCCATTTTTATCAAATTTTATCATAATAACTCCAATTATTTTAATTTATACAACTATTATACAACAGTTTCATTATGATGTCAATAGTATTTATGAAATTAAAATCCATAGGAAAGGAGGGGCTTACGCCGCCTCCGCCATTTCAACCGCAACATTGAGAGCATCAAGCTTTCTTTTTGCGTTATGTCCAAACCAAGCAGCCGCAGCTCTTGTATCAGCAGTTCTTCCCATTTCATGGTCAGTCATATATGTTACTGCATTGTAAGCATTCCACCATGTTCCTGGTGCGAAGTTTGCTCCTGGTTGAGTATCAACGATTTCCAATGCTCTTTCAGCAGTTCTTGATAATTCTTTATCTTTTTGATTAGAAGTACCAAATACTTGACCGAGGAACCTTTGAAAGGCTTCGTCATTATACCTTTTAGAACCAAGGAACTCTGCAGCTTCTTTGAACTGTTCTACTCTGTTATGAGAAATACCAAGTAACTGTTTTACAGTATCAGCATCGAACTCAGACCTATGCGACATTCTTACCGCAGGTTGACCTCTTTCAGTTAAAGCCATAGACAATGTGTTATTACAAACTACCCTTGTCATAATGAACTTAACATCAATAGATTTTCCATATACATGTGGATTAGAGAACAAAAGATAACCTTTTACTTCATCTCCACCAAACAGTGTGAAACCGTCTTTAACATCAGCAGCAGCAAAGACCATTTGACCGTCTTTCAAACTACCTGCAGTGTCCATAACCATATCACCATTTGATACGAATTCATTAAAGAACTCGAAGGCTTCCAGGTTTTGACAAGGTTTCCAATTACCTGAAACATTCGTCAAGATCTTGCCGTCAGTATCTCTGACCAAAGCTTCTTGACCTGTCTCAATCTTTTCACCGTTAAGTTCAATGAAAGATTTTTGCTTTGAAACTGTCCAATCAAGATTAGCAGCTTTCATCATTTCTATCGGAGTCATATCATCCGATACCGGAACACCGAGGCCGTGCCAAGGTACACCTTTACTTTCACGATAAGCCATTGCAGCTACACCGTTTACCATTTCTAATTCATGTGCCATAGTTATACTCCTTTTCCATTCATTAGTTATTAAAATTCTCAGTCCAAGCTTTGAAGATCTCGTAAGATTCTCCTTTGCTTAAACCAAACTCATCCTGAAGCACCTTAGGAGCGCCGAACATATTAATAGTTCCTGACTCCCTCAGAGCATCCAAAAATTCAAAATATTCATTAAGCGACATCAGAAAGAACTCCTGTAATTCCTAGTAACTTGAAACCCCAATCACAAACAATGTAATGATCTCCTGTGTCCTTCTCTACGATGATATCACCGACTGAAGTACTGTGACCAGGTTGGATTGTGAACACTGCATCAGGTTCGTCCCATAGGTTAGTGATTCGGAATACATGATCCAAGCTTTGCGCTTGAACCTCAAAGCAGTCTTTGTAGAAGGGAAGACTGTTTATGTCGAAAGTATCTTCTTGACCAAAGTGCATGGTCTCAAGCTTTGCTTTCCAAGCTGGTGATTTCTCCTCAGCTCCACCCCAACCATAAAGATTTGGGTATTCTTTTTCAGATTCTGGGATCTGAATTTGTTTAACGATATAATTCATATTTTCCACCTTTTCCATAATTTATACAACCATTATATATGGTATCATAATGAATGTCAATAGTTTTTATGAAAATAAACCAACTTTTTTCGCAACCTTTTCAATGATTGCATCCATCTTGGATTCTGTGATCTCTTCAACCGCATCCCAATCAATGTTTCTGTAGTTGCGATTAATGACTGTCATAACACCAGGAAAGTAGTAAGCAACCTTACGATTCACTGAATTACCACCACCATTATTGTAGATGTCATAGTAAGCATTTGCTGCTTGACGAAACCTATCAATATGCTTACATTCTGCAGGACCTGTAGCAGGCACCAATTTTTCAAGTTTGTCTGCGATACTCTGATAAGTACCATTTCCATTCCAATATGTGTTACTCATTATGCAGCCCTCTTAATAAAAGTTTTGTTTCTGTTGTATCTACCTCTGCCTCTGTATCCAACAGCTTGGACAGCTTGGAGAGGACTTGTTTCGTTTGAAACTTTTAGATATTCTTCAACTGTATAGTTATCAACCAAACAGTTAATCCAAGATTTGTAAGGAAAAGATCCATACTTGTTTCTAGCAATAAATGCAGGTTTTACTTTGCCTACCCAAGAAGGGTGACAGTCAGGATGGACTTCGTCCATTGTTTTAGAGCCAACATAATCGCCTCTATACATTAAATACATACCATCCCAGGTAAATTGCGTTTTATCAAATCTAGTCATATTTTCCACCTTTTCCATAATTTATACAACCATTATACTATAGTTTCTTTATGATGTCAATAGTTTTCATAAAGAAATATGAACTTTTTTAGAATTTTTGGTTATATTGTTAGAACTTTTGGGAATATAGAAGAAATCCGGCCTATTTGACCGGATTCCAAGATTCGTCAAGCATCGACTGAGCTTGACCTTTGAGGATAGGATCTGCCTTCGTTAAAACATCCATCATGTACTGCTTTTCGTACTTGTATGCTTTATGGAAGAACTTCTGATCGTAAGGTATGATTGTTTGACTGTTATGAATCAAATCAGCTACCTTAATTGTCTGAGACTCTGCAGGTCCTAATGCGAAATGGTCAGCATCCATCTTTTTACGGAATTTGCGATTACCATCTTCTTTCTCAGAAACGTTTGTGCAATAGTGAACATATTCTGCTACCGTTGAACCAAACTGATCTTTGATTTCGCGAAAGGTTACTGGAGTATCTTCAACAACATCGTGTAATAATGCAGCAGCTACCATTTCAGGAGTATGCTCAACTGACTCTACAATTTTTGATACACCAATAGGATGCATGCTGTAGGGCTCGCCGGTATACTTCCGTCTTTGTCCGTCGTGGGCTTTGATAGCCAACATCAACGCTTCTTGTACTAATCGTTTTTCGTTTAACATCTGATTATTATACTATATTTCTTTATGAATGTCAATAGCTAATTCTTATTTATTTTAATGCAGGACCTGACTGCCTTCGGCAACCAATCCGTCTATCATATCGTATGTATCTTCTGAATGACCAGATTTAATAATATCAACTACTGTTGGAAACTCACTTTCGGTCTCTACTTCTTTTGTTTGAAGATTTCTTAATTTTCGTGGTGGAAACATATCCATCATATATTGTCTTGCAGCTCGTTCAGTTTTGAATGAACATGCAGTAGTTAAGCCAAATGGATTGTTGGCGGCAAAGCATGCGTATATTCTGCCATCATCTTCTTTTCCAAGATCATAGCCATTATAGGTTCCTAAGAATACACCCATGTTATCATCAGAGATTATGTACCTTATCTTTTTCATATAATTCCTTATATGTATTTCTTACTGCTTTGAAGTGGTCAATATATTCTGAAGTATCAAACTCAAATACTTGAGGATCATTTCCATCAACTCCGATAAAGACTACTCCTTTCTTAACTTGATTTCCAGTCATTTCTTCGAAAGCTTTTGCATAGAACGAAACTTGCATATAATAATTAAGAATCCATTCTTCTTTCTTTGGCTTACGTGAAGTCTTAAAATCAACTACCGCAAGCTCTCCATTCCATTCTGCGATACAGTCAACTTGTCCTGCGGTCTGCAGTTCGTTGGAATAAAGAAAACACTCCTGGTACCAAATATTATTTATACATTTATCCAAAATTGGTCTCATAGTATTAAACATGTGTATATTGGCAGGCATATGCTTTTTTGAATAGTCAGGATCATTATCTAAATAATCCTCACAAAGTTTATGGACCGCAGTACCACGACGTGCGGCTTGAGTAGAAATACGATTGGCTTCTTCGTGTCCAACACGGTCACGCCATTTTTGTATATCTTCTTTTCCTAGAATTGATAAGACCGTGGTAACAGAAGGGTAACCGTCACCGGAAGGAGTTTGGTAAATACGTTTACCATCTACTGAAGATCTTGTTAATTTTTCGAGGACAGGTGCCTCTGAGTTATGTTCAAATAATTTCATAATATATCCTTGAGTCGGAAAGGTGGCCGAAGCCACCCGTCCTTTGTTTGTTAAGCCACTAATGCTGGCCTAATTTCTGTTCTCTCCTTTGCTATAATGTATTCTTTAACTAAACCACTTCTTACAATATCTTCAATTCCAAATTGAACTATCTTGAAAGAGTGATCCATTCTTTGTATGACTCTTAAAAAATCCGCGAGTCCTGATGTATCGTGTTTGTGTCTAGTTCCAGCAAGATCATCTTGAGCGGTGTCACCACAGAATATGATTCTTGACGAATCGCCAACTCGTGTAATAATACTATCGAGTTCATGGTAAGTCATTGATTGACATTCATCTACAATAATAATAGAGTTATCAAATGTTAATCCTCTGACGAACGACGATGTCATAAATTTGACGGAATGTTTTTGTTTGAGAATTTCCCAAGCATCTCCTCTGCCAAATAAATTGTTAACGATGTCAGCATAAGGTACAGAATATACGGCTTCCTTTTGAGCCTGAGTCCCAGGCATAAAGCCTTGTTCTCTTGTCTGTACTGCTGAACGAACAATTATAACTTGGTCATAGTTATCATCATTTAGAATATCAGATAAACCAAGATATAAACCGCACATTGTTTTACCTGTGCCTGCTGTTCCTATCGCAGCAATATTATAACCAGCTTGATAGCTGTCGAACATATCCTCTTGAGTTGGGGTTAATGGCGAAATATTATTCATAGAGAATTTGGTATCCAATGATCTCTTTTGTTTCGTTGCCATCTTCCTTCTTTCTTTTGGTGATAAACGACGCTGTCTTGACATAAAACCTCCTTTAGAATCAATCCATGAAGGCAATTGAAAAATTACTTCCAATCGTTGATTTTGTTTCCAGTGTATGATTTGTTATTTTTCATTGACGAAAGTAAATCACGAAAACCTTGGTCGGGTTTCATCCGTCCAAGTCGCGCCGCATCACTCAAGCCGGGCGCTGAAGTAATTAGAGTCTTTAAATGTGGGTTGTCTTTGAGGTATTGTTCTCTTGATGAGATAGACATGAACTTTTCAAATTGTTCACCGGTATTTTGATCTTCAAAGATATATGTAGGCATTTAATATCCAATCCTATATTGCATAATAGTATTTATACGATTGATTCGTAAATCTCTTTCCAATTTTTAACTTTTTGTATCTCAGGGTGAGAAAAGTCAGCATTGAAAAGATGTTCTATTAATACAGACCTTAGACCGTATTCAACTCCGAGTTCAGCATTTTTAGGTTTATCTTCAACCCAGATACAGCCGCTATCTTTGTAAGGTAATAGACCGTCATCTTTATCTGCTCCGCAGTCAAGACAAACGATTTTCTCAAATACTCCATAACCGAACAACTTCTCGAGATTTTGTTCTCTTAATTTGCCGGCATAGTAATCAGTACTGAGAGAAGTAATACAATGAAATATATAACCTTCACTGTGTAACTTTTTGACATATTTAATAGCATCTCTTAGACCAGGTAAAAATCCAATTCTTGCAGACTCGTTAAACTGTCTAACAAGTTGCTTTGATTGTTCTTTCGTAATTCCAAAAGTTTCTGCGACGTCGTAAACGCCTTCCTTTACTATTTTATAATTGTTTTCTGCCATCCACTTGTAGAAGGCATATTTCCAATCCAATAGTACACCGTCACAATCTACAAGGATCAATTTATCTGTTCTATGATCCATCTTTTTTCTCCATTCTTTTTCCATTTCAATTAATATTATATCAAAGAATGGAGGCTATGTCAATAGTTTTTATGATAAAAATTGTCTTTTATCAGATAATTTTTGCTTTCGATCCTTAGATCTACTGCTTTTCTTTTCTTTTTGACGTTGTCTTTCTTCTGTTTTATGTTCGTTCCAATCGGAATCGCGGAACTTTTTCAGCCGCTTTGCCATTTGGATCTCCTTATTAACTCATGTCCATCGGAGTAGTAAACAACTCAGGATAAGCTGCTTCTACCGTTTTTCTTGTCAATCCTTTAACGGGTGTATGACTTATTAAATTATTTGCTAGGAGTTCAGCATCATCTGCATCAAGATCCTCCAACAAACTAATGAATAACGATTCTCTTTTTATTTGATTAAGATCGTCGTATCCTCCACCTTTAAAGAAAATTTTCAAACGTCTTGCCTCACGATACAATAATGTATCTAAATCGTTAAGCTCGTTTTTCTTAAACGGTGGTGGTGTATCAGGTACTAAAAACTCAATAGTATCATCATAA